ACACCGTCTTCCGCAACGTCGGGTGGTACATGTTCCACGACGGCAAGATCACCTTCCCGGTCGGCGGGGAGGAGACGAAATCCATCGGGATGGAGGATGCCGTGTTCGTCGGCGGGCTGAAGGTCGGGTCGTGGGAGGACATGCAGATCGACGTGGACGCCTACAGCATGGAGCGGACGAGCGAGATGCTTGCCCAGAAGCGGGCCATCGAGGCGTTTCAGGTCATCACCACGGCTGCGCAGGCCATGCCCGCCATGCCGTGGGTCAAGTGGCGCGACCTGCTGTCGTTCCTCGGGGACGCCCAGAACGTGCCGCAGATGCAGGACTTCATCGACGAGCAGGCCATGCAGCAGGTGCAGCAGGCCATGTCCGCTCCTCCGTCCGGAAATCCGGCGGAGGGGGGTGTTGCTCAAACCGCGCCTTCCCCTTCTCCTACGGGTGAGCCACAGGCGGTTCCTGCGCGTGCGCAGGCAGCGATCGCCGGGGCTGCTGCGAGGATCTGATGCCGTCCTACGAATTCACGACGAACGAAGGGCTTGTGGTCGAGTGCGTCTTCGCGATGAGCGAGGTGCCTGCGATCGGCTCGACGTACCAGCATCCGACGCTCGGGCTGCTTACCCGCATCGCCTCCGCGGCGCAAATCAGCCCCAACTTCACCACAGGAACCTATCCCTACGTCAGCCGCGCCCTTCCGCGCAACATGGAAGGCATGAAGTGCGACTCGCAGGGACACCCCATCATCCACAGCCGCCGCGAGGAACGCAACGTTGCGTCCAAGCACGGCTATGTTCGAGCAGAGGACTGACATGGACAGCGACGCTGAACCCATCGTGCAGACCGAAACCCCGTCCAGCGAGGCGGGGGAGAAGGTCACGCAGGACGACACGCACTCCACCGAAGCCGTCGAGGTGAACTCGGTGGACGAGGACGATGCCATCCTTGCGCGCCTTCTCGACGACGTGGACTCCGATGACGGCGAGGCGGACGTGGATTCGTCCACCCCCCCTCACGTCGAGGAGAAGCCCGTGATCGCCTTCGACCGTGACGCGGTCGCCAAGATCCTGAAGAGGGACGGCGTACCCGACGAGGTCATCTCCTCGGCTTCCCCGGAGACTCTCGCCAAGTGGGCGGAGTCGGCTGCGAAGCGACAGAAGGACGTGGACTCGTATGGCAGTCGAATGAAGCAGTTGGAGGAGCAGGTGACGAAGGGCGCCCAGCAGAACTCGACGGTGCAGGACAACACGCCTGCCCCGGCGGAGACGCCTGCCTCGGCTGATCCCTTCGCGCAGATGGCGGCGGTGTACGGCGACGATGTCGTCAGTCCCGTCCGCATGGCCTTCCAGCAGCAGCAGGCGCAGATGCAGGAGCAACTGCTGCTTGCGCAGACCCGCGCAGCCGATGTCTCGCTCCGAGTCCAGTACGGCGCCAAGGCTCCGTCCTACGACGCGGTTCTCGCGAAGATGTCGGAACTCGGGGCTGCGAAGCCGGGTGGGTACGCAAGCGTCGATGAACTCGCCGCCGCCGCCTACTCGGCCATCGTTGGATCGAAGCCGTCCGCGCCCGTGAACCAGCGCGCCAGCCAGCCGACCGCCCCGAAGGGTGGCCCGGCCCCGGTGAAGCCGCCTCCGCGCGACGAGGACGACGACATCCTTGACCAGATCATCTCGGGCGGAAACAGTCGTCTCCGTCCCGCAACCAGAAAGTAAGGAGGAAGGCACATGCCTTCGATTACCCAGTTCAACGACTTCATGCAGAGCACTGGCCCTGCGTACCTGAAGTCCGCCGATGCAGTCATCAACGAGGCCGTCAAGAACAACTACGTCCTCTCCCGAATGCTGAAGGAGAAGGCCAGCGAGACTCTCGTTCAGGGCGGCACCACCGTCAAGGACGTGATCGTCTTCGACGACGCCTCGACCTACCAGAAGTACCAGCCCAACGACACGTTCACTTGGTCGAACCCGCAGGTCACGGACACCCTGACCGCGCCGTGGCGTTTCTCGATGGACTACATGTCGTGGACGGATCAGGAGGTCGAACTCAACGACGGCGACGCCAAGGTCATGTACAAGCGCCTCAAGCGCATCAAGGAGATGCGCATGTGGACTTCCATGCTGAACGGCATGGAGAACGACCTGTGGGCCAGCCCCTACGCCAACGCCGGGAACATGGAGACTGGCGGCAAGGAGCCGTACTCGCTTCCGTCGTTCATCACGGAGACGATCACGAACTCGACCGCTACGCTCGGTGAGCGCGGCATGATTCCCGCCGGATGGGGTACGACCACCATCCTCGGCATCAATCCGCAGAACGATCCCCGCTGGTCGAATCAGGTGTCGTTCTACAGCCGTCAGGCTGACGTGAACAGCGCGGTGACCGCGAAGGCCGCTGGCGACTACACGGGCCACAACGCGAACGCCAGCATCGTCCGCAACGTCTACAGCCTGTTCGGCGCGTTCGACGACATGTACCTCAAGGTGCAGTTCAAGGCTCCCCTGACCCAGCGTCAGTACTTCGAGGAGACGAACTTCCAGCGGCAGATGATCCTCTGCTCCAAGGATGGCATCAACTTCTACAAGCGCGGCCTCCGTGCGACCAATGACATGCTGGTCAGTCCGCAGGACAGCGCGTACAACACCCCGACGTTCTCCGGCATTCCGCTGGAGTACTGCGCCAACCTCGATACCGCTGCTATCTACCCGGCGGTCGCGGCTGGCGTTTCGGACGGATCTGTGTCCGATCGTAACGGAAAGACCATTGACAGCGCCAGCACCGAGTTTGGCGCTGCCACCGTTGACAAGGGCGCGCGTTTCTGGTTCGTGAACGGCGCGTACCTCACGCCGATCTTCCACAGCACCCGCTACATGAAGAAGCACGACGTGATGCGTCACCCGAACCAGCCGTTCACTTGGGTGCAGCCCGTCGATTGCTGGTGGAACCTGTTCTGCAACAGCCGCCAGCGTCACGGCATCGTCGCCCCGCTCCGCGTCTCCTGATGAAATCACGGGGGCGGGAGCGATCCCGCCCCCTCTACCACACAAGGAAGGAACACACACATGTCCGTTCTTCTCTCTGCTAGCAACAACGGCGTGCTCGGCATTCAGCCCAGCACGCTCATCCTGAAGTGCCGCAACGCGGCTGGCGGCGCGATTGCGCAGTACGATGTCGTTCGCCTCGATCTGTCGCAGGCCAGCCTCGAACCCGGTCAGGGCAGCGCAGCCGTCGGCTCCGCTTCCAACAGCATCTTCGCCAACGTGGTGAAGGGGCCGACCGCCAAGGGCGCTGCGACCACCGGAATCTACGGTGTGGCGCAGGAGGCGATCGCTGATGGTGCCGCTGGCAACATCATGTTCGTCGGCACGACTCTCGTGACTGCGACCTCCAAGACGTATGCGGTCGGCAATCAGGTCGGATTCTCCGCATCGACAATCACTGCTGGTGCAATTACGAACGATACGGTTACCCAGCCGATTGGCGTTTGCCACACCGCTGGAACCGTGACGCAGATTCGCATGACGCTCGACGGCAATCTCTCGTTCGGCTCCTAATAGCGCAACCATTCACCACTGGCCGGGGAAACCCGGCCAGTGGAATTACCCATGCTTACCTACGGCGATCTCAAGAACCACGTCCTGCTTGCCATCGGCGGTCGTCCATCGACGGCCTCCGGGCAGACGGTTGCGGAGCGTCAGGCGGAGATCATCAACACCGCAGGGGAGCATCTGTTCACCCACCCGTGGAAGTTCCGGGAGGCGACCTCGACCGTCACGACGGTCGTGTCGCAGTCCTACGTCGCGCTTCCGTCCGACTTCGCTGAACTGACGCAGGTCTGGAAGCAGGATCAGCCTCTGTGGATCCAGTCCCCGGAGGAGGTCGAGACTGCTCGACAGACGAACTACCCGGATCTGACGTGGCGCGCCTACGTCAAGACGGTGCTTCCGACCACGATTGCCCCGACGCAGTCGTTCCGTCTGGAGTTGTATCCGACGCCGACGAGCGCGGAGTCCCTGAAGGTGCTTTACCGAACCGGGTGGCAGTCGGTCACCAGTTCGACGGCGACCTCGGAGGTCATCTCGATTCCGAAGCACGTCGAGGCAACGCTCATCTCGTATGTCCGCGCCGTAGCGGAGGCATACGAGGACGGGCAGCAAAGCCAGCGGTTCGCGGAGATCGAGGCTGGCCCGATCTTCGGCGCGGCCAAGCAGAAGGACGGAATGGTGCAGAGCCATTTCGGTCAGGTACAGCCGAACCTGTGGCGTTCCGGAACCCGGAACGGCCCCGGCTTCATCATCCTCAACCCAGTGCAGAATCCCTCGTAAGGAACGACCATGAGCCTCATTGGACTGAATCCCACGATCACCGCCACCCGGACGCTGACTGCCCCTATGGAGGTGGCGTCTCCGTCCAACCTGACCCTTCCGTCCTCGCTGACGGTTCGCAACGGCACGACGACGACGCCAGTGACGGTTACGTCCGGCGCTACGGCGGGAATCGTGCTTGGCGCGCGCCTGAACTACGCCAAGATTCAGACGGCGTCGAGCGCGTCCGGAGGCACCGTCGTTCTGCACGTCATCGGCTGGAACCGTGGAGACGACGGCTACTGGCGTCCGCAGTTGCTGACGACCTGCACCGTTACCGCTGGTGCGGCAACGACCTCCGTGAACGGCGCCAACCAGTACCTCGGCCTGACCTACGTCAAGAACTTCGGTGACTGCAAGGTCTACAACGGCAACATCGCTGCCGTGTACGGCGGGTTCATCATCGTCGATCTGTGCGGTGCGGAACTGGTCGAGATCGCCATGACCGCGTCCAGCACCCCGACCGCCAACGCCCTCATCGGGTTCATCTGATGCACGCACGCAACCGGACATGGCTGCTCGGCTCTGACCCGGTCGAGCGTTGTCGGCAGCGCACGCTCCCGGTGGAGGGCGGAGACGGCTCCACGCTCTCGCTCGACTTCACCACGGGCGTCCTCGACCCGCGCCTGACGTTCACGCGCACGACCAACGCCACCTTCATCAACTCGCAGGGGTTGGTGCAGTATGCGGGACAGAATCTCTACTTCAACACCGCATTCGGCGGCTTGAGCGGCACGAATCCATCGCTGACCTCCTCCGGCTGGACATACGCATTCTCAACGGGGTCTGCCACCTTCCACGGTGATGGCTCGGTGACGATGACTGCAAGCAGCCAGAGAATCGGCATTGCGCGATCATCAGGATTTACTGGTGCTGGGCGCAGAGTGATTGCATCGGTTGACATCCTGACGGTCGGGGACACCGGACTTACGCCGTCGAACTTGTTGACGACGGGTACTTTCACCAACAGCGCGTACTATGTGGACTCGGGGCTGTACACGACCGGAAATGTGATTGGCCCATGCACTCTGTCGTTCGTGTTTGATAGCCCTACGTCTGGAACTACTGGCGCGTATTTCGGCGTTGGTATGTCTTTCAACTCAACGGCCACGGTCAAGTTTGCGAATCCGCGACTCAATCTATGGAACGGAGTCGTTCCTGCTCCATACCTCGGAAACACCAGCACGACCGCCGAGCGGCATGACCCCCGCTTCGACTACGACCCGTCCACGCTCCAGCCTCGCGGACTGCTGATTGAGGCAAGCGCGAGCAACTATGGCACACATAGCGAGTCGTTTGCGACCTCTGGATCTGGAACGCTGTGGACGTATTCCGCCATCACGAAAAACGCGACACTCGCATCAAGCCCTGCGGGCAACAACGATGCGGCGCAGTTGAACGAAACTACCGCAAACGACATTCACCGAATCTCGCAGTTCGTCACCGCAGCAGCAGGAGCGGTCACGATCAGCGTCTGGGCAAAGGCGATTGATCCGTCAACTCCGCGTCGGCTGTACATGAATGCAATTGGATTCATGGGGTGCGGAGCGTTGTTTGACCTTACACAAACAGGCGCAAGCGGTACTGCCGTCAATGTCGCCGGAAGTGCTGCGAACAGAGCGGGGACATGGGTGAAGTACCCGAACGGCTGGTACAGGTGCAGCATTGTCGGGACATACAACACGGGACAGACGCTATATCTGCAAGTGAATCGCGCATCGTCCACCGTGGCAACCGATGACACATATTTGGGATCGACGGCTAATGGTCTGATGCTGTACGGATTTCAGACCGAACTCGGCTCCGGCGCATCCTCGTACATCCCGACCGGGGCAAGCACGGGGAGCAGGGATCAAGACCTCGTTTCCGTGACTCTTACGGATTTCTCGTCGTGGTGGACATCAAACAATCCGGCATCGTTCCTGCTTGACTTCTCGTCCACGCAGCGACCATCAACGAATCGCATCATCAGAATTGCAGATAGCGGCGGAAGCGCATTCGGATATTCCGTCTACTTCAACAGTTCGACCATGCCACAGCAAGTACGCGCTGTTCTGTCTTCCGCATCAAGCAGCGACATTTCTATCGGAACGAATCTTGCGGCAAACACACGCACAAAGGTTGGGTTCACTATTGAGACTGCTGCGCTCAAGAGATTCCGAGATGGATCGTTGGCAAGCACTCTTTCCAGCCCTTCCCTGCCGCCAAACACAATGACGCAGATGTATATCGGAGGAAACCCGACATTCGGAAATTCCAGCGCGGACTTCTGCCTGCGGTCGTTCAAGTACTGGCCGACTACGTTGGCTGACGCAACCATGCAAATACTTACCACCTGACATGGACTACCTACTCCGCTCAACCACCGAGTCAGACCTCGACGATGCCCTCATCGCCGCAGGGCTTGCCGAGGAACGCACCGACGAGGAAGGCGAGGTCATGGTGCTGCCCGTCACGGGTGTCACGCTCGACCGCATCGGCGCAATCCCTCCCGTCATCGACGAGGAGAACGTGGTGATTCGCCCCGGCGACCCTCGCTTCCACGCCAACCTCCGCGTGACGTTTGAGTTGACGACGGCGCAGGAGGACGAGTTGCCGACGTTTGAGCCGATCCCGACGATCCCGTATCGCGTGTTCATCTAAAGCCATGACAATCGAAAAGACGAACATCAAGGTGAGCCTGTCCACGGCAAACTGGATCGCGCTCTGCGCGATTGCCCTCACGCTCGTCGGAATGCTCCTTCCCGCGTATCTAAACCACGACCGCCTGCTGATGCAGGTCGTGACGAATCAGGACAGCATCAGCAAGCGCCTCGACAAGATCGAGGAGAAACTGGAAAGGCACGACCGATGAGCGACATCATCAAGAACTCGTCTTGGAAGACCACTGGCGCTGGCATTGCGGCGATCCTCGTCGCGATCGGCGCTGTTCTCACCTCCCTGACCGACAACGACCCGCTGACCGTCCCGGACTGGGGTTCGCTGGCCGCTGCGTGCATTGCTGGCGTCGGGCTGATCTTCGCCAAGGACAACAAGAAGGCCGAGTGACGTGTATGACCTCGTCAGAGCCATCGTCATGTCGCTGCTGCAGTGGGCGCACTCCGTTCTTCCCAGACGAGGTTCGGGGGTTGACGCTCCTGCTGATCCTTCTGTGCTTCGTCGCGGTGGCTCTCGCATTCGCGACTGGCTGCACGCGCACGGTGCTGGTAAGCGAGAGCAGCCCGATCAGGATGGGGCCGCAGGTGCGGGGCAAGGTGTACGTCAAGACGGCTGACGGCTGGCAGTTGGGCGACAACGAGGTTCGCATCCCTGAAGGCTGGTACTGCGTGCCGCCTTCGTTCGTGGAAGAGGACAAGTAATGGCGATCAAGTTGCAGATCCGTCGCGGCACCGCGTCCAACTGGACGAGTTCCAACCCGACTCTTGAGTCCGGTGAGATCGGCTACGAAACCGACACCGGGAACGTCAAGATCGGTGACGCGACGACCGCGTGGACTTCGCTCGGCTATGTCTCCAGCACCTACCCGCAGGTGGCTGTGTCCGGCACGGACATCAACGCAGCCGGGTACAGCGTGCAGGGTCGGTATCCGATCGCCACGACGGTCACGTCGAATGTTCCCGCTGGATGGACGGCGTTGACCGACGGCCCCGGCGTCCTGCACGTCACCAAGTTGTCCGGCGGCACGATCGCGCAGTTGCTCGTCTCGACCAAGACGCAGAAGGCGTTCGCGCGCGGCTACGACGGCAGCGCGTGGACGACGTGGGTGGCGGTCAGCCAGTATGCGGGGAGCATCACGGTCACGGAACTTGCCAACGACGCCGTCGAGACGGCGAAGATCAAGAGCGCGACCGGAACGAGCGACGGTGTCACCGACGCGAAGTTGCGCCACTCGACAGCAACATCCGTCATCGGTCGCTCCGCAAACTCGACTGGCGCTCCCGCCGACATTGCGGCAGGATCTGATGGACAGGTGCTTCGACGTTCAAGCGGGGCGCTTGGATTTGGAACGATCGTAAATGCCAACGTCGATGCTTCCGCAGCGATTGCGTACAGCAAGTTGGCGAATCTCGGTGCTGCTGGAGTTCTTGGCGCAACCGCTGCTGGTGCAGTTGCAGCACTTACGAGTGGATCAGGTGGTACTGCCAAGACGGCCCTTGGTCTTGGAACCGCTGCATATGACGATAGCGGCACGTTCCAGCCAATTCTGTCAGCGTCAGCAGGCGCGGGTCAGGTCATTATTAGGAGTGGCGTCGGCGGCAGTGCTGGTGGGCCATCTCTGTCTGTCGGCGCAACCGGACAAAGTTGGCTTGCAATCGTGATGAACGTGAAAATTGATTCGGTTTCCAGCGGTGGAAACACCGGAACACAATCAGTAACAGTCGTTACTGCTGCAACGTCATATACGCCAGCCAATGGCTGGCTCACCATCGTTATTGGTGTTCGTCTCTCCTGATGCCATACTCTCCGGTCACACTCCCGTATCGCGGCGTCAGCGTGGATTCCTCGTATTCCGCGCTGCCTCCGGGCTTCACGGCGCAGGCGATGAACGTGATCCCCTACGACGCCTACAAGGGGAAGTTGCGGCTCGGGCAGCGCAGGCCGCTTCTCGGGGCGTACCAGTTCAACACCAGCCCTACGGCTGCGATTCGCGAGGTGCAGGTGATCCTGCGCGCGGATGCATACGTCAGCAGCACGCTGACCCAAAGGTGCATCGTTGTTGCTGGCGGAGAGGTCTACGTCATCGACAACGGTGGCACTGCGACACGATGCACACGCGGTGCTGGCATCAACGCCATGAAGTCGTCGGGCCATATTGGCGCGGCTGTGTTCGGGCAGTACTGCTACTTTGCGGACGGCGAGTTCTATCGGAAGGTTGACATCACTAATGCGACTCCGGCAGTCTTGGATTGGACGCACTCAAACGGCCCGTACAACTACATCGGCAGCGGTGCAGATCGAGCGACTTTGCTTGTCCGATTCGGCGGTCGTCTTGCCATGTCCGGACTGAAGTCCGCTCCGAACAACTGGTTCCTGTGCCATATCAACGACCCGGACGACTGGCATCCGAGTGCTGGAAACGTACATGACGCTGTTAATGGCGTGTCCTCGACGCGATTTGGCGTTCCCGGTGAGCCGATCGTCGCGCTCGTCCCTGTTGGCGAGAGCGGCCTGCTGTTCGCCGGACGGCACACGATGACCTACCTGACCGCCGACCCGGTGGTGACGGATGCGCGGCTGATCGAACTGTCGCGTTCTGTCGGCATCGTGTCCGAGCGTGCGTGGTGCGCTTCAGACGCGCAGACGATCTACATGATGGCGCAGGACGGTCTATACCGCGTCCAGCCGAACGACTTTCAGGTGACGAAGAGCGGTCGCATCACGAGCGGTCGCCTCGACACCTTCTTCCAGCAGCAGAAGTTCGACGCCCTGAACTGCGTGCTTGGCTACGACGCGGAGGCGCAGAACGTCTACTGCATGATGTCGCGCACCGACCTCCCTGCAAGCAGCGTCCACCTGCTCTACAGTCAGGCGACGGACGCCTTCTGGCCGATCCAGACCGGGTGGCCTGCGTTCCATGCCCCGACCTGCTGCGGCGACTTCCCGTTCGGTGACTCCCGCGCCCCGATCCTTGCCTTCGGCAGCGAGGATGGCTACATCGGGTGGTTCGACCGCGACCTCGTCTCCGGCGTGGACGGTCAGGCGGCGGTCGGGTACAAGGCGATCAGCGACTTCACCGTAACTAACGATGAGGCTGCTGCGCAGAAGATTACGAGCAGCCTGACGTTCGGCCCTGTCCTTCAGCCCACGCTTGGGCAGGTGATGATGAAGGACGTGCGCATCGAACTGACGATGGACGAGCCGATCGAAGAGGATGCGTTCAACAATCCGGTGGAGCGCCTGTCCGGCCCGTTCGCATCGATCCTGTCCGGTCAGACCGCCGAGGAGGCGATCGGAGAGAACATCACCTCCGTGGTCGTGGCAGAAGATCCTGACTTTCCGGAGGTGCTGGTGGACGCTGGGAACCAGCCTGCGACCGGGAATCCGACGTTCACGACCACCTACGACTGTGGCGTCTACAACACCTCGTGGTCTACGGCGACGGACAAGGCGCTTGACCTGTTCTACGAGACAGAGATCGCCGGGACGTACCTGACCTCCGACACCCTCATCACCGACCCGACCGGGCGTACCTACACCAAGCAGATCAATCGGGTCTACAACGTGGCTGGTGCCTCGACGGACTGGAAAATCCAGCACACGACCAACCCGAATGCGACCATGATGTCCCGCGACGAGACGCTTCCCGGAACGTCGGCTGACACTCCCGGCGGAACCTACGTCTACGACTCTGCACAGAAGCAGTTGGGGTTCAATCTCCCGTCGGACATCACGTCCCCGCGCTACACGGTCAGCAGCGCGACCTACGACAACACCAACCAGAACCTGCTCGGGACGCTGCTTCCCGGCAGGAACGACGCTTTCCGGTGCCGGATCCGCGATCAGGCGGCGTATGTGCGAATCGAAAGCCTTGGCGTACCTTGGGCTATCGAGCGCATGGCCGTGCTGGTCGAGCCTTACGGCCACACCAAGAACGTGAAGGGAACCTACTGATGGGCCTGTTCAGCAACCTGTTCGGAGGCGAAACCGACTACACCGCTGCGATCAAGCAGATGGAGAAGGGTTACGCCGGAGCGCGTCGGTACGCGAACGTCGAGTACGGAAAGATCATCGACAACTTCCTGAAGGAGCGGACGACGAACGCCGCCGTGTACTCGCAGGCGTACAACAGCGCCGTCAAGCAGTACGGCGACGTGATGGCGCAGTCCCGCGCCGCGTTCGCTGCCGCTGGCAAGGAGGCGTACAAGACGCTTGAGTCCGGACGAGATGCCACGCTCGGCCTGTTGAAGCAGCAGACGGATCTCGCCGTCGCGCGCCAGCAGTTGAGCGGAATGCTGACCGGGCTTTCCAACACCACGTTCGGGCAGGCTGCGGTGAACGCCGTCGCCGCGCAGGGCGCACTTCAGGCCGGGGCGGTGCAGGAGCAGTACGCGCAGACCCTCGCGTCCGCGCAGATGGCGCAGGCGTCCGCCCTTGCCGGAATGGAACAGCAGGCCGCGCAGAGCCTGTTCAGTGCCGGACTCGGCAGCGCGCAGTACCAGAGCGGCCAGTACCAGCAGTACACGGCTGCGGCGCAGGCTGCTCGTGCGGCACAGATGCAGCAGAACATCGGCCTGATGACGCGCCCGATCGAGAATCGGTACTCGGCGGCGACGCAGAAGGCCATGATGGACATGGCCTCCGGCAACGCGCTCGGCGGCGCGCTGCTCGGTGCAGGCATCGGCGCGATTGCCGAGGGAATCGGCGGCGGCGTCGGTCAGGCTCTTTCGCCGTTCGGTCAGGCATTCGGAGGACAGCGGTAATGAGCAGTTTCATGGCAAACGTCGGTCTTCGTTCCGCGATGCAGACGCTTCCGCAGGTGCAGCCGAAGGAGGCGTCCGGGTGGGACAACTTCCTGTCCGGCGCCGGGCGCGTCGGCGGCAGTTTCCTGATGGGGCTTGCCGGAGGCTTGCAGAACTACAACCCGAACAACCCGTACAGTTCGTTCGGCGCGGCCATCACCGCCGCGACTCCCGGCCTTCAGGTCGCCCTCGCGCGTCCTGCCGCGGAGGCGCGTGCGGAGTTCGGTCGTGAGCAGGAGCGACTGTCCACGCTGTCGAAGGAAGCGACCGCGGAGGAGATCGCGCAGGGTCAGGCGTCCCGCGCGTCGGTGATGTCCGAGGGTCTTGGCAACGTCAAGATGACCGACATCGCGGCAGGCATCTCGCAGCCCGTGAAGCAGAAGGAACCCTACGACTTCAACGTCGGGATGTACCCGTCGATCATGCAGCAGGAGGCGCCGCCGAGCGCGTCCGGTCGCGTCCGCAACCTGATGCTGGGGATTCAGCGATGAGTGCAATGCCGAACATGCCGGAGCCGACCGACTTCAGCCAGCAGCCTCCGCTCACGCTGAACGAGGGGTTCCAGCGTCCCGTCGAGGAGAAGCAGGTCGATGTCCTCGACGACGACGAAATGCTTCGCAAGGCGGCGATGGATCCGCGAGGCAGCAAGGAGATCGCGCCCTACGGCTCCTACGAGGCCGTGGATCAGGCGCTCTCGAACGGCTACTACACGGGTCTGGAGGCGATGGACTTCGGCACCCTCCCGGACGGTACGCCCGCCGCGCTGTTCACCGACAAGAACGGGCAGCGTCAGGCGATCCGGATGACGAACGAGCAGTGGTTCGCCGCGATGCAGCAGCGCGCGGAGGGTCGAATCTCGATGGCGCAGCAGATGCGCCGCACCCGCGACGCGAAGCGGCTTCAGGCTCCCGTCGCGCAGATGGCGAAGGAACTGGAGGCTTATGCCCCCGGCTTGAGCGAGTTCGCGTCGATCGGTCTTGAGCGCGACCCGATGGGGACGTACTCGACCATCCAGCGGTTCTACGACCGTGCCACCGCAGGCGACCGCGAGGCGATCGCGGAGATGCGGCAGATGGCCGACAGGACGCAACTTGAGGTGTCGCAGTCACTTGCGGACAACTGGGCCGTCCAGACCAACGAGCAGTACGCGATGATGCAGCGCGGCTTCGTGGAGAACGAGTCGATCCCGGAGGAGATCCGGGCGCAGCGGGTGCAGGAGATCAAGCGGTGGCAGATGAACACCAACCGCTTCGCACTGCTTGCCCCGCCCGCTGCCGGGATCAAGCGGATGGCGAGTTTCCCGTCCTACTACTTCAGCCAGTCGAACCCCGGCGCGCTTGATGACCTTGCCGACATGGCGATTCAGCAGGTCGGGTACGACAGCATCATGGGCATTGCCCAGCAGCAGCGGATTCCCCTGCTGTTGCAGGAGGCGCAGCGCCTGACCCGCAACATCGGGTGGACGATGCCGTACAACGCAGCCGACATCGACATCGTCAGCCAGACGATCGCCAACAGGTTGTCCCGCGCCCCCCGGTTCCAGATCCAGCCGCAGGATCAGATCGGCCAGATGTCCCCGTACTCGCAGGCGGGCATCCGCGGCGGGGTGTCGGAGATGCGCCGCGGTCAGGCGCAGGAGCAGTACCAGCAGGATCTTGAGCAGGCCAAGTTGCAGCGAGAGCAGGCGATGGGTGAACGGACGATGCAGGAAGGCCGCAGGGCGGGCGCACAGGCGACCGTGAGCGAAGAGGAGGCCCGCCTG